TACCGGAGCATCAGCCACAACCATAGTTGGGAAATACACCTGTAGCTTGAGATCCTTGTTGTACTCAGCATTGAAAGAACCGTAGTCCTCATTCAAAGCCTTGATAAACAAGTCATCTCTCATTGGCTTAAGACGGCCGAAGTGACGGTTGTAAACAGCCTGATACTTGCCATCTTTAACACCAACTAGAACACGGAGTTTGTTGTCCTTAAGAACCTTTACATACTCCTGCAGCTCTGCTACCTGTCCTTTAGCAATAGCATCGATAGTATCGAATGATACCTCTCCACCATTAGCTACGTTAGCCCAAGCTTTGGTAAAGTTAATCAAAGTATCCTCACCAACATAAGCTTTTCTAGTTTTGTCAGCATTTTTCCACCAGTCATAACCAGGAACGTCTGCACTCCAGGTTGTCTGACCAATGTTATTAGCCCACATAAACTTACCTCCATCCTTAGATGTACGGATCTTATCCTGCATCAAGATCTCGAATCTTGTTGTAAAGGACAAGCCAGGAACCTCAGACTTAAGCCAGAATACTATCTTGTTATAGTCCTCTTCGTTAAGAGTAACCTTGTACTCAGGTTCACTACGGAGGTTAATACCAAGGTCTGATAGCTCATCTAAGTTAGGGTTAACTGCAACTACTGAAACAGGGGCAATACCCGTGTATAGGGTTATCCCACCACCTGCTACTACTTCTTCTGAATTATTCGATTGAATAGCCATTTTTAATAATTTTTAACGGTAAAACATTTTATAAACAATATCTCTTCCTCTTCACATCTCTGCCTGTGCATCAACAATCATGTCGAGCAAATCGAGTTGGTTAGGATCAGTAACCACCTGCAATGGTTCTGCAACTGTTGCTGGGATAGTTACTGGGTTTTCTACAGTATCGTCAACAATAGAGATACGTGTAATCTTACGACGAGCACGTAGTCCCTTAAGCTTTGGATGCTTGAATACCTCTGCAACTTCTGCAGCTGACAGGTTATACTTCTTTGCAATACCAGCTCTGTCTAAGCCGTTATTCAGGTCACCAAGGACTGATGATACAGTGATTACTGTGGTTGGTTGTGTTGCAATCTCTTGTGCAACTGTAGCTTCAATAGCCATTTGATTAGGATTTTAATTAGTCAATATAAATTTTACTCCAGTCAAGTTCCATGACCTGACCTTTTAAATGCTCACAACGAGAGCCTGCAGTAATCTCTTCACTAGAATCGAATGAGATCATTGTCTTGTTTCCATCTCTATAAACGTAGCCTATGGCATCCGAGTTAGAGCAAGCAATGTTTCTAATCTTACCAGTCAAGTCGAGATCTTTAGCAGACACCTCCTTACCTTTCTTCTCAAGCATCTTATCCTTGAGGTGGCCGATATAGATGATATGATCAGAGAGCATCTCCAATCTGTCCATCCATTTCTTAATAGCCATTCTCAAGTACAGATAGCCTGCACCCTGAGGGAGAGATAGAACTGATAAGCCTTTATTGTCTTGATCGAAGTTCTTACCCATCGGGGTTTGTCTGTACAATTCTTTAGCCTCTGACTCACACCATACCTCAAGCTGAGTGAGTGTGTCAATAGCTATATACTTGTAGGGTTTATTGGCTTTCATGATAGCCTTCCCTAACTGTGATAACTCTGCAAGATTGTTAACCTTGATCTTAAGTGCTTCAACCATGTCAGATCCTTGTTCTAGGTCTATGATTAAACACCCATCAAGCTTAGCAATTGCAGTAGTCTTACCAATCTTTGGGGGCCCGTACATAATCATATGTCGTGGGCTTTTCCTTCCAACTGGTACTCTCTCTGTTGGCAATACTAATTCCATGTTTACTTGGTTTGGTCTTGTTCGTTAAAGAATTTCTCCCACTCCCCTTGTATCTTATATGGATCCCCCATATAGACCTCAAAAGATTTCATGAAAGATGAAACAGTCTCATATGCAATCTCTTTGCATCCTACAGTTACCATAACTCCTCTATCCAAAAACTTAATAGAGATATTATACCTACGTAGTGCTTGCATTCTGCTAGGCTTATACTCTTCAGGCATAGGCTCTGGCACAGGTGTTAAATTGTTCATACTCTAAAATTTAATTAGTTACTTTTTTGGTCTCTCTTTAATCGAGAAGGTAGACAGATCTGATTCGTAAGGAATCATGCCTAGCTGGCCATCCCTATTCTTTTCTACGTGACATGCAAGTAAACCTACTGGGTTCTCACCACAGTATGCATCTGTTATCCCGTATAAATCATATGGACGTTGAAGCATCATAACCACGTGAGCATCCTGGCCTATCGAGTCACCCCCGAACAGGTCAGTTAGCTGTGGCTGATACTGCTGCTTAGCACGATACTCTTGCTCGATGTTCCTGTTTAGCTGAGACAGTAGGATATTGATTACCCCAAGTCTAGCCTGCAGCCACATACAAGTTTTAGATATCTGATTAAGCTTCTGTAGTTCTGTATCCTCAGTCCCTAGAATAAGTCTAGAGTGGTCGAAGAGGTTGATTATTGTGTGGTTTGGGAATTTAATATTCACCCTGTTGTTCACCTCTTTAATCTTAACCATATTCTGAGGAATAGAGCAGAAGAATATCGGGTACTTACGATACTTATCTACTGCCTTCTCATAGTCGTTGACCTTCTCGTCAGAGATTGGGGACTCGATACTATACAGCTCTGAGAACTGCAGCTTAACATCGTTAGCTGCTGCCCTCATAATCTGTTGATAGTCTGGCATCTCGAAACTCCAATAAAGGAGAATCATTTTCTTGTCCTTGTTCTTGTCTAGAAGATCGAAGACCAATTGGTTAGAGAAAGCTGATTTCCCTACACCTGGTCTCCCAGCAATTACATACATTTTCCCAGGCTGCAAACCACCAAGAAGATTCTTATTCAATCTATCCCATCCAGTAGGGAAGACAATCCTGTTACCAAGCTTAGCTAGCTTGATCTCTTCGATTGACTTGTCTACTGATTTTGAGATGTGACGAAACTCTTTTAAAGTATCGTCTAGATTGTTAGAGTGATCTTGTGATTCGTCCTGTGTTTGGTTCAGGCTCTGTTGTGTCATTTGTGTCTGTGTACTTTTCCCAGCTGTGATTATTTATCCAAGTGTCTAGCATCTGCATATACCCAAGACTATTACCTTTCCTACGAAAGTCTAACTCTCTGTTTAGACATTCGATTACACGATTGTGTTTCTCCTTATCGGTTCCTACAATCTTCTGATACCTTGTTTTGGATTTAGCATTTGCTTTAGAGTCAGGATCTTTAGCACGTAGCATACGTACTTGTCCTTGATTGATGACTTTGAGGGGAAACCGGGAGAGTAGACCATGCCACATCTGATCGAAATCCGAGACAGTTGCACTACCAAACTTATCTCTTAATGTAACATCGTCTTCCTCCCCTAGTTTTACCCACCCATTGGTTTGCAATAACTCTAAATCAACATCTAACTTTAATAAATCTAACTGGCCACTTTTCAATAACGACAGATATACATACTCATCGGGAGTTAACCCAAGATTAGTAAGCCTTTCAGTATCAATTTCAATGATCATAAAGATTTCTGTTATACTGTCTATACTGAATCGTTTTCAAATATAAGAAGAAATATCATCAATCCAACTAATGTTAGATAAATTTTTGATGGCATTTTGTAGCCACTTTTCCTCCTGACTATCCTTTACATACAGAACAATCACCTCCCCAACCTTATCCTTATCGGATAATCTAAGGAGACGACCTACCCTCTGAATCATCTGCAGTGCCTTAGAATCAAGGCCACAGATAACTCCCAGGTTAGCATCATGCACGTCAAACCCTTGATTTAAGGCCTTTGTAGAACATAGTACCTTTACAGTACTGTCTTTAAAGTCCTTTAAAGCTTGATTCTTCTCCTTTGTCTTTAGCTTTGAGTGATAACGAGCAACAGGGATACCTTCATTTGTAATCTCCCCATACATTGCATCAGTAAACTCATTACTACCGCCAAAGGTTAGTATCTTCTTATCAGGAAATGCCTTAGCAATCTGAGCAGTATAAAGAATTTTGTTATGAGCTTTCTGAACTATCTCTTTACGATCTCTGATAGCTTTGTAGAACATAGCAGCATTCTTCTTATCCTCAGGGCTAGAAGTTGCAGGACTGGCTAAGATTTGATTAGCCCTGTTAAAGGCATCAAACTGTCCAAGCTTGTACTTGTAGTGTACAAACATGTTATTAGCAGTCTTGTAACTCTTCCTCTCTTCGTCAGTTAACTCCACAGCTATACAATTAATCTTGTAAGGGGCAACCAATCCCTTGGCTACACACTCATCAAGAGTTATTGTATAAACTGGTGGAGCTAGGTTAACTAAGAGAGTACGATATTCAGGTTCTTCGGGGAGAGTAGCAGTCATGCACAGCAGCATCTTATGAGTGTTCTCAGTGAAGATTGTACGATAGACAGGACTTAGCCCAAGATGTACCTCATCTGCTACAGTGACTGTATAAGTCTCCCCAGATAATTTACATGCTGACTGATAGCATAGAATATCTACCCTATCAAGTACATCGTCATAACCCCACTTTGCAAACTCATCCTTGAACTGATCTTGAAGCTGATTGGTTGGGACTAATACTAGCCCTTTACCTTCATTTCTTCTCAACAGCTCACCTACTGCCATGATACCAACTCTACTCTTCCCGAATCCTGTCCCAGCAATCACAGAACCTTTGTACCCTGCCTTGGCCCATGACCTTAAAGCTGTACGTTGTTCTGTGTCTTTAACCTGTAACAAGTTCGTCATTTGATTTAGTAGATAATGTAATAGTTATTAACTCTTTTAACTTTTGAATCTCTTTCTCTACCTTTTGTATCCTATTTATAAGGACAGCAGGTTCGATCATCGTATACTTGTTACTACACACTAGAGCTACATAACTCTCTGAGCAATCCTCAAAGAGTTTTCTGTAGTTCTTATCAACAGATACAAGATCCTCATGAACCCTATACATGTGATACACAGTTGTTCTGTCTTTGTTAATAAACTTAGCTATATCTTCATCACGTAGGTTAGTGAAGATATGCATGAGATTAGTATAGACACAACGAGCTAACACAAACTTCCTCTTTCTGTTATGAGCAAAGAAGTCTTCCTTAGAAACCCCAGTCTTTAACTGTACGATTCTACAAATAGAGTCACTAACATCTTCTGCTGGATCCATTACTTCTCTCCTCTAAGTTTCTTCTGACTAGTGCTGTT